AACCTAAACAACGGCTTGAGGCGCTTCAAGCTGATGCGGACATCTATATTGTCAATCGAGAAAACCTTCCGTGGTTGGTAGAACAATGCCACCCATACTTCAAATGGGACATGGTAGTGATTGATGAATTGAGTTCGTTCAAGTCTTGGAAAAGCAAGCGATTCAAGGCATTCATGACCATGCGTCCATTTATGAAACGTGTTGTAGGGTTAACAGGAACACCCAGTTCCAATGGCTTGATGGACTTATTCGCAGAGTTCAAGGTCATTGATGGTGGAGAGCGTTTGGGCTTTTTCATTACAGAGTACCGCAATCGCTACTTCCGTGAGGGATATAGTCAAGGTTATGTGGTCTATGAGTATATCCCAATGGATTTTGCGGAAGCACAGATTTATGACAAAATCTCTGACATCACCATTTCCATGAAAGCCTTAGACTATTTGGACATGCCAGAGTTAATCACCACACGCTATCCTGTGAAAATGACAGACAAAGAAACCAAGGTTTATAAATCCATGAGCCGTGACATGGTTCTATCTTACTTGGAAGATGATGACATTACAGCATCAAGTGCTGCAAGTCTTTCCCAAAAACTCTGTCAGATGGCAAACGGTGCAGTCTATTCTGATAACAAGGATACTGTGACCTTCCATAATCAAAAGTTAGATGCTCTTGAGGATATTGTCGAAGCTGCAAATGGCGAACCACTCTTACTGGCCTACTGGTTTAAACATGACTATGACCGCATTGTTGAGCGGCTGGAAAAATTAAAGGCCAACTTCAAAACACTCAAAGAGGAGTCAGATATTCGAGATTGGAATGATGGCAAGATTACGGTTGGACTCATTCATCCAGCCAGTAATGGTCATGGACTCAACCTTCAAAAGGGTGGACATCATTTAGTCTGGTTCAGCTTGCCTTGGTCATTGGAACTCTACCAACAAACCAATGCTCGCTTGTGGCGACAAGGGCAAAATTCCAAAACAGTTGTGATTCAACACATCGTCACTGAAGGTACGATTGATGAGAATATTTTAAAAGCACTAGATGATAAGGATGATGTTCAGGAACGACTTATTGAAGCTGTTAAAGCACAGGTAGGAGGGGATCTATGACCGATAAAGTGGAATACTACTTTGAGAATTACGCTTATGCAAAACAGGAATTGAAGGTGCTAGAATTCCAATTGGAAAACTATAAACCAATTACGGTTGATGAAGTCATTCAATCATTGACCTTTGAGCATAATGATAATGAATGTGTCACTCAGACTAAAACAAATACTCGGACAGAAAATCTTGCTTTGACATTCCGTGAAAAGACTGCTGCTGAAAATAAGGAGTATCTTGACTCTATACAAACTCGATACTTAATCTTGAAAAATGACCTTGATTTCTTTGATGTCGCCTTAGAAATGATGAATGACAATCTGAAACAATTTACGCATGATATGGTTATTTCTGGACTAGGCTGGGATGAATTGGCAAACAATTATACTATCTCACGGTCGACAGTATCCAATTGGAGAAAAAAGGCACTTGAGGAGCTTCGTCTAGTGTATCAGTTCGCTCAAAAGTCAACTGAATGGTAGAAGTGGACTAACATTGTACTCAAGTTGGACTAAGTCTGTACTGACACTAACAAATTTAAGTGCTATACTTATGATGTCGAAAAATGTAAAGAATTCTCCAGTTATGACTGGCTACCTTTTAAACTGTACGGTAATATACAGTCACAAAAGGAAAAGAAGGTCAGCACCATGACCCAAGAAGAAATTTTAACCAAGATTGCCCAAGAAGAACTCGATGTTGAAACCTTAGAAAGACGTTGGTCAGACAACTTAGACTTCTACGACGTTTCGGTCTGGGGCATTAAACGAGCACTTGAATCCGCCTATGAGGCAGGCAGACAAGCCAAATAAAACCAAAGGGTAACCCAAAGAAGAGGTTGCCTTTTTTCGTGGAGGAAAAAATGATTTTTACCAGTGAACAGGTATCTATGGGACACCCAGATAAGATTTGTGATCAGATTTCAGATGCAATTTTGACTGACTGTCTAAAGCATGACAAAGCAAGTCGAGTGGCTGTTGAAACCTTAATCAAGGATGAAAAGGTCATCGTGGCAGGTGAAGTCACTACTAATCATCACTATGACACCATGGCGATTGTGAAGTCAGTCCTTGAGCCTTTGGGAATGTTGAAGTTCAATCTCATTGACTTAATTGGAAAACAGTCCAGTGACATCGCAAAAGGAGTAGATAGTGGTGGTGCGGGTGACCAAGGCTTGATGTTTGGCTATGCGACTGATGAGACAAAAGAGTTGTTGCCATTACCTTATGTCCTTGCGACCAAGGCTCTTTTGAAGTTGAAAGAGCTTAATCATCCTTTACTCGGTTTGGACGCTAAGGCTCAAGTCTCTTACGACTACGATAAGGAGCGAATCGATACCTTTTTGATTTCCACTCAACATAAGGAAAAAGCAAGTCTTGCCATGGTAACTGGAATTGTTAGTCAAGTCATGCTTGAAGTCGCTAAGGACTATAAACTCAATACCGACTTTAAGATGTTAGTCAATCCTACTGGTCGTTTCGTTCTGGGTGGTAGCTTTGCGGATGCAGGAGTAACTGGTCGAAAGATTATTGCGGATACCTACGGTGGTATTTGTCGTCACGGCGGTGGTGCTTTCTCAGGGAAAGACCCAAGTAAGGTTGACCGCTCTGGTGCATACATGGCTAGAAAGATTGCTTGTGACCTCGTTCGAGAAAAGATTGCCAAACGTTGTGAAGTTCAAATTGCCTATGCGATTGGTAAGAAAGAACCTGTGTCTATTTATGTGAATACCTTTGGAACAAGTGAATACTCAGATGAGAGTATTGTTGATATGATTCGTGTCCGCTATGACTTAACACCTCAAGGAATTATTAAGGAGCTGGACTTGCTGAACGTGGATTACACCAAGACCACTTGTTATGGTCACTTCGGTAAGGCTGACCTTCCTTGGGAAGTGTAGGTGGCTAAATGCCAAGACGACCTAACCAACCTTGCAAGCATAACAATTGCAAGTATCTCGTTCCTCATGGAAAACAGTACTGCGACGAACACGCTAAGGAACACATCCGTGATGTTAAGTCAACCAGTGAGAAAGGTTACACCTCCAAGTGGAACAAAGCAAGGACTCGTTTCCTTCGCAAGCATCCACTGTGTGAGCACTGCTTGAAGAAGAACATTTACACCAAGGCTGTTGTCGTTGACCATGTGACTCCTCACCGAGGTGATGAAACACTCTTCTGGAATGAGAACAACTGGCAAGCTCTATGCAAGTCCTGTCATGATCGAAAAACTATGACAGCAGACAGGTATCAAGTTTATAAATACTGACCCCTAGGGGGGATAAAATCTCTACAAACCGCTTGGTTAAAAGACCGGCGCCCCCTCAAACGTGAAAAGTCGCAAAATTCAAAAGGGGGTACACAAAAATAGATTTTTACTGACCCCAAACATTATCTACGACAAGGTTTTTCATTAAATCTTGTCGTTTATTTTTACCCAAAAACTGGGATAAAAGCTAACTAAAAGAGGTTAAAATGAACGATTTTAAAGCAAAACAAGTGTGGAAAATGAGAAACGAGGGTCTGGGCTATCGCAAAATCGCAAACTTGCTTGACCTCAGTCTGACGGCAGTCAAACGCTACTGCAGTGCTAACCCTCATCTAAAGGGTTATGGTCAGGCAGTAGTGGCTATGATTTCTGACGGACAAAGAAATGGACAATTGTGCAAAGAATGTTTGAAACCCATTAAGCAACCTCGTAAAGGGAGAACGAAACAATTCTGCTCAGACAGTTGCCGTCGTAAGAATTGGGTGACGCAACATCCAGAAAAAGCTGATAGCCATGTTTGTGAACTGTGCGGTAAGACCTTCACAGCTTACGGTAGCCCTACAAGAAAATATTGCAGCAGAACCTGCGCAAGAACACCACGGAGGACATGATGACGAAAGAAAGTATGACATGGTTAACATTAACAGTTGACCAACTTAATCCAGCTAGTTATAACCCAAGGAAGGCTCTCAAAAAAGGGGACAAGGAATACGAAAAAATTAAACGGTCAATTGAAGAGTTTGGTTATGTCGAACCTATCATTGTCAACTATGATATGACTATCATTGGTGGTCATCAACGACTGACGGTCTTGAAAGACTTGGGCTTTACAGAAGTACAGTGCGTTCAAGTCCATATTGAAGATGAAAACAAAGTTAAGGCACTGAATGTTGCACTAAACAAAATCACAGGTAGTTGGAATGAAGAATTGCTTGCGGATTTGATGTTGGACTTACAAGAAGCCACCTTTGATACAGACCTAACTGGTTTTGAGTTTCCGGAAATTGACCAACTCTTTTCTAAGGTCCATAACAAGGAAGTCAAAGAAGATGACTTTGATGTGGATGAAGAACTCAAGAAACCAACGGTTGCTAAGCAAGGTGACATTTGGTACTTAGGTAAGCACCGTGTGATTTGTGGTGACTCTGCCTTACCAGAGACTTACACCTCATTGCTAGGGGATAAGAAAGCTAATTTGGTTTTAACAGACCCGCCATATAACGTCAATGTGGAAGAGACAGCAGGTAAAATCAAGAACGACAACATGAGTGATTCTGACTTTTATAAGTTCTTGTTTGCTATGTTCGTTAATGTGGAACAGAACATGGAGTCCGATGCCTCAATCTATGTTTTTCATGCTGATACTGAAGGGTATAACTTCCGTAAAGCGTTCAAAGATGCAGGCTTTTACTTGAGTGGATGCTGCATCTGGAAAAAGAACTCACTTGTTCTTGGTCGCAGCCCTTATCAGTGGCAGCATGAACCTTGTCTCTTTGGTTGGAAGAACAAAGGAAAACACCAATGGTTCTCTGACCGGAAACAAACAACTATCTGGGAGTATGACCGACCTAAGTCCAGTAAAGACCATCCAACCATGAAACCAGTTCAATTGATGGCTTATCCCATTCAAAACTCATCTATGCGTGGAACATTAGTCCTTGATCCTTTCCTTGGAAGTGGGTCAACACTAATGGCTTGTGAAGAAACAGGTCGGATTTGTTATGGTATCGAATTGGATGAAAAGTTTGTGGATGTGATTGTGAAACGTTACTATGAGGCAACTGGTGACCAATCAATAAAAGTTGTGCGAGATGGTAAGGAAATCAAATACTCAGAGTTAGTTGAGGTGACAGTATGACCCAATTGACTTTTATTGATTTCTTCGCAGGTATTGGAGGATTTAGACGTGGACTTGAGTTAGCTGGCATGACATGCATTGGTTATTGCGAAAAGGACAAGTTTGCGGTGAAGAGTTACCAAGCTATGTATGATGCGGAAGGAGAATGGTTTAGAGATGACATTACAACACTCAAGGCAACTGACATTCCAAAAGCAGATATATGGACTGCGGGAAGTCCTTGCCAAAATGTGTCTATCGCAGGAAAGCGAGCTGGACTACGAGCTGAAAGAAGTGGACTCTTTTTTACACTCGTTGACCTTCTCAAGAGCCAAAGTGAAGAAGATAAGCCCGAGTGGCTCATCCTTGAGAATGTTAAGGGACTTTTATCAAGTCGCAGAGGAGTCGATTTTCTCGACTATCTCCTTGAACTGGACGAAGCAGGGTACGACCTTGAATGGCAAGTGTTCAATTCTAAAGATTACGGAGTTCCCCAAAACAGAGAACGTGTCTACACTATCGGACATCTTAGAAGCAGAGGTCGACGACAAGTATTACCTCTCCAGCCAGAAAGCAGTGGCAATCTTAAGCAACTTGTAGGTGGTATGCAGTCCTACCGTGTTTATGATACGGATGGCATTTCCACAACTCTGGTTGGCACTGGTGGCGGTGTTGGGGCAAAAACAGGGCTTTACTTGATTGACCAATCCATAACTAAGTCAAAGGTAACAGACCAAGCACGTTGCATCACTGCCCGTTACACGGCGGGTTCTACTAAGAGGACAGCGATGAACTCAGGTGTGTTGGAGGTTCAGCCTATCTTAACCCCAGACCGAGTAAACAAACGTCAAAATGGTAGACGACTAAAAGACGACGGTGAGCCTATGTTTACATTAACCTCACAAGACCGACATGGAGTCCTTGAAGGAATAAAGGTTCGTAATGGAACAAAGCAAGGCTCCCAAGTGGCAGAACTCGGTGATTCGGTTGACCTATCTTATCCAGCTTCTCAAACAAGGCGAGCTAGAGTTGGTAAAGGTATTGCTCATAACCTCTCTTGTAATGGTCAAATGGGAGCAGTAGTCTGGAATGGTCGAATGGTTAAAATCAGACGGTAGACACCTCGTGAGTGTTTTAGACTTCAAGGGTTCACCGATGACCTCTTTGAGAAAGCACAAGCCGTTAACTCTGATGCCCAACTCTATAAACAAGCAGGTAATGGTGTAACCGTAAACGTTGCTTATGCGATTGGAAAAGCTATTCTTTCTTGCTAAAATCTTCGCTAATGACTGGATAGTGTTTGGTACTAGTGGTAACATACAGCTACCAAAAAGAAGGAGGCTTCACAATGAATAGTGGTGCAAAAGAAAGAGTTGAACGTTTATACCCTGTAGGCTGTCGAGTTAAACTACTTGAAATGGATGATCCATTTCCACCACCTATTGGAATGCTTGGAACTGTCTATGGACACGATGACCTAGCTTCAGTTTTGGTTCATTGGGATAATGGCAGTAGTCTGAGTGTCGTCTATGGTGTGGATAGAATAAATCGAGTAGAGTAGAACATGACATTTGAACAATTACAATAAACCGAAAGGGTTTCGCAAGAGGCCTTTTTGCGTGTCAGAAAAATGGAAGATAGGAGGTGAGCGGCCTGGCACAACGTGGACGTAAACCAAAACCAACTGGTTTAAAAGTTCTTGAAGGTAACCCAGGTAAGCGTCCTCTCAACCATAAAGAACCTAAACCAACTAAGAAATCTCCTCGATGCCCATCGTGGTTAGAAGAGGATGCCAAGAAAGAATGGAAACGCATGAGCAAGGTGCTCGAGTCCATGGGTCTTTTGACAGATATGGATATGACGGCTTTTGCAGGATACTGCCAAGCCTATGCTAGATGGAAAGAGGCAGAAGAGTTCCTAACGAAACACGGCTCTATTATCAAAACACCTAACGGCTACCTCCAGCAGGTTCCACAAGTTTCCATTGCTCAAACCAACATGAAAATCATGCTCAAGTTCTCTGAGCAATTTGGTCTAACCCCTTCTGCAAGAAGTCGAATACAGGCTGATAGTAGTGATGGAGAACAAGATGAAATGGAACGACTACTCTCGGAGGTATAGAATGTCTTATCACTATCAACCAAGTCCTTTTATGTTGCCAACCTCACACTACGATGAGAAGAAGGCAGACAGAGCGGTAGCCTTTATCCAAAATCTGAAACACACAAAAGGGAAATGGGCAGGTAAGCACTTTTTACTCTTACCATGGCAGGAACAGATTATTCGTGACTTGTTTGGAATTGTGAAAGAGGATGGAAACAGACAGTTTCTCTCCGCTTATGTAGAGATTCCAAAGAAAAATGGTAAGAGTGAACTCGCAGCTGCGATTGCCCTTTATCTTCTTTATGCGGATGGTGAAGCCAGTGCTGAAGTTTACGGTGCAGCCTGTGATAGAAACCAAGCCTCCATTGTATTTGATGTCGCCAAACAAATGGTTGGAATGTCAAACCCACTAAACAAACGCTCCAAAATCATGGGTGCGACTAAACGCATTGTCAATTACAATAATGCAGGTTTTTACCAAGTGCTATCTGCGGAGACTGGGACA